TGGTTGATGGCCAATGATCCAATAAAGAGAGATGCTGCTGGATTTCCCCGCGCCAGTGAAAACCACCGAGACAGCCCAACAACTGGAACACCACCACGATCAGGAAAATCACCACGATCGCCACCAAGATGATATTGATGATCTGCATGATCGGCCCGGCCGAAATGCCGACGAACTCCAGCACCCACGGGATCAATAGTCTCAGTACTGCAATCACCGCGCCGATGATGACGATGTTGATCAACAGTTGCTTGATCCATTCCAGCGTGAAGCACATACCGTGATCCTCAAGGGGAAGCCATGAGCTACAGCAAAAAGACAAAACTGAAAAACGATGCCGTCAACGATGTTCTGAAACGACTATGGCCATTGCCTGAGCAATCCCGCCTCCACGTTTTGGCCGCTGTGTTCTCCGTACTGGTCGAGGCCAGCAACGAAGACCCGATCGAAGTGGCGGGCCGTTGCTGCGCCGTCCACAAAATGCTGAAAGCCAGCGGCGATCTGAAACAATACCAATGAGCTTACGTCGCCGTCACGACCCATGAATAAAGCGTGTTGCCCTGGCTATCGGTCACCGTCAGCGGCGTCGGTGGACCCGCATTCCAGAATACCAGCTTGTCCGCCGCCTTCTGCATCCGGTCCGCGATCAAGGCCTGCGGCTGATTGGTCAGAACCTGGGGAACGTTCACCGTCAAGACCACCTGCATCTTAGCCTCCCTTTCGTCTCGCTCGCATCTGTCGCATGCGTTCCTTCGCTGACTTCGGTGTTACGCTCTCCGTAACATCATCCGTAACCGTTACGGGATTTTGCGTAACATCTGTTACGTTTGTTACGGGTTCTGTTACGGCTTTCTCGCCATGAACTCGCCCGGTGATCCTGTTCCTGCCCTCGTAAAACAATCCCTTCACAATCGCATCAATGACATCCACCTCCTCAATCGAAGTGGCCTTGCGCCTCAAGGCATCGAGATATTTCATCACCGCGATATCGTCAGGACTGTTAGCGCCGTTAGAACTTTTGCCAGCCGTGCCCGTTAGCTCACGTAACGCTCTTAACTGGGCTTCCTTGTCCATGCGAAATGATCCAAAAATTCGTGCAGCGCGAAGTTTAAAAGTGCGGCGGGTTTGTAGGGGGGGCGATTGATTTGACAGTCATGCCGATGATCGCGTACGTTCGTGATTGAACGTACTGCATCGATCAAGGCGGACCACCATGAAACCCGCTCCCGTCAAGCCCAAAAGCGCGCCGCGCAAAGTCGATCTCCCCATCGAACCATATCAACTCCCCCTCAAGCAATTCTTCAAATTCGTCGGGGTCGGGCCAACGAAAGGCCACGCACTTATCAAGTCGGGTGCCCTGAAAACGCGAAAGATAGGAAAAAAGCGGATAGGCCTGATCAGCGAGGGCCGCGAGTTTCTCAAATCGTTGCCGACGAAATAGAAAAGCCGGATATCTTGGTGGGCCGAGATGACGGATTTGCTAAACGCGGAGTTTAAAAACAGCGCGGATTTGTAGGGGTGATTGTACAAATAAGCATGCTTGCCCCGGGGATTTTTCCCCCTCCGGGTGGTTCCGACGAAATAAACTGGCGCCTAAGTGGCTGAAATCTCATTGTGCAGTGCGATGTCACACGCTAACGTTGGTATGCGTGTCTCACTTCTCGCCTAACCTGGTCGCCGATCCGTCGATGATGCCAACATCCGAAGGCGAATGACCGGCTGCAATGGCTTCTAGCTGCGCATCTGTGAGCGTCCTGGGCGCCAGTGCATGCGTGTGTTCTGTATGTCTGACATCGCGCCATTCGTCGGGACAAGCGTTCTTCAAAGCGAAAATACTTGCAGTAGTTTCAGCACCTTTGCGGCTCCTGCCGAGCTTCAGTTCCCACCATAAAATGCGGGCAGAGCGCGCGCGGGAACACGCCTCGGAAAATTCGCTGTGCACTTTCCTCCATTCATAGATCGTATCTTGCGCGACGCCGATCACCCCTGCGATGGCTGCTAGGCTTAAGCCATGATCTCTCGCTTGTTCGAGCACCAAGTCGCAATATTCCGGTCGATATTCACTAGGACGGCCACGCATACGCGGATCGGCGAGATGTGCTGGGACCGTGGTTTGCTTAAAGGGGGCCATTCCTCGTCTCTTCTTTCACCGTTCGCCAAGCCTGCCATTTGGTTCTGAACGGTCCGAGAACGCGGTCATCGCAGTATGCGAACCAATGCCCGTTAACGAATAAAACTTGGGCTCTCATTTCAACTGCTCTCTTGCGTCGTGGACGCTCTTATTGGCTGCCAATAGAGTGAAGACCTTGCCACTTCCGTGGAAACTGACAAGCTCGCGCCATTCGGCGGGTAGTCGGCTTTCAATAAACGCGACCGCTTGCGACGGGTAATCCTCGTTGCTGCGCAGATAGTCCCGGATGGCGCCGAGCGTCTCGTTGTCGTCGTCGTGCCGCGGGATGGCCTCCAGTAGCCTCACCCGCTCCACCAGGGAATTAAGCTGGGTATACACCGAGCGCAGGTCGCGCCGCAGCAGCTTCACCTCGCGCTGTAACAATTCGTGATCGTTAAGAGTACAACTATTATCCGTAATCATTACGCCATCCGTTGACATAGGCTGTGGTTTCCTATTTATGTAGTCAGGCGCAATCAAGCGCGACAAGGGGAAACCAAAATGACCGAACAGCAAATTGAGTGCCGCGTCGAGCGCATGTTTGACGATCTCGATCGCCGCTACATGCACTCTAATTCGATGACAGCCGCGGAATATGAGCGCCAAGCTAAGGCAATCGATCGTTGGGCCGATGAACAGTACCGCAAGCGCTATCCGCAATGGTGATCGACTTTAGCTTGTCGCTGGCGCTCGCTCTGGTCGGCACCTTCATTCTCGCAAGTCTGATCTAACCAACTAAGACCTACACCCGGCAGCGGAAACGCTCACCGGGTTTAGGGCATTAGAAGCGGCATTTCGCTTGCTTCCATCAAGGGGAAACCAACATGAACGCCCGCTATATCTCTTGCGCCGAAACCGCCAAGCTAATCCGCGCCCAACTCAAGAAAAACTTTCCGAAGACTAGGTTTTCGGTCAAGTCAAAAACCTACTCTGGCGGTGCTTCCATCACCATCCACTGGACAGATGGCCCGACCTCAAAGCTGGTCGAAAGTGTGACCTCGGCTTATGCCGGCGGCGGCTTCGACGGCATGATCGACATGGCATATTCCAACGAATCTTGGCTTCTGCCGGATGGCACCGCGACCTTTGCCAGGACCACGGGCACACAAGGCAGCATGGGTACTGTTCCCAGCGCGCAAGAAATGCAGCCATCGTTCAAGGCCGAGCGCGTCCACTTCCAAGCTGACTATGTTTTCACCAACCGCGAATTTTCGCCCGCTTTCTTTCAACGCGCAGTCGAATCCATTTCAAAGCGGTACGGCGTCGAGCTTGAAACCAAGATTAGCGACTATGGAACTCCATTCATTGCCGATCGCAACGCTCGCATTGGCAGCGAATATGCCAGCGACGTGGTTTATCAGGAATTGTCCCGACGTATGCCGGCGGAGGTATAATAGCGATGAAAGATGCTTGGCAAAGTTTTCAAAATCGATGGACGAAATGCCATGAGCTGGCGAAAGCCTTTCTTGCTGATTATCCGACGCTCGACACCGAACCCAATCGTGCGCAACTGGCGAAAGAAATCCAGCAGTGCGTCGAGGACGAGATCGATTATCTCCTGATGTGCCTTAAGGCGTCCGATGTCTGACATCGAGCTAATCTAGCTGCAAGCCCGGTTTTATGCCGGGCTTTTTCTTTCCATATTGACCGCTAGGCAGCCATTGCCTACATTGATTTAGCTAACCAAGGGGAAACCATGTCAAACTATGATGAACGAATAAGACATTTGCATCGTAAAATTTCCGAAATGGAACGGCGAACGCGAAGCCTTCAAGACTGGCTTTTTATTCTCGGCGGTGCCGTTGGTGGTCTTCTCCTGAAATCGTGGGGATGGCTATGAAACCCGCCATTACTTACATCCGCGTCTCGACCCAGCGCCAGGGCCGATCCGGCCTTGGCCTGGAAGCCCAACAGACCACCATCAATAGGTTCTGCGAGGTCGAAGGCTTCAGGATCAGCCCGCCCTTTGTCGAAATCGAAACTGGCAAAGGCGACACCTTGGAAATGCGGCCGCAGCTCCAAGCCGCGTTGGCAGCCGCAAGGGCCGCCAAATGCCCGGTCATCGTCGCCAAGCTCGATCGCCTGTCGCGCGATGTCGCCTTCATTGCCGGACTGATGGCGCAACGGGTGCCGTTCATCGTCACCGAGCTAGGCGTCAACGCCGATCCGTTCATGCTGCACATCTACGCCGCGTTGGCGGAACAAGAACGTCGCATGATCTCTAGGCGCACCACAGACGCCCTCACAGCCGCGCAGGCCCGTGGGTGTCGGCTTGGCAATCCGCAGGAGATCCAGACCAACGCCATCAATGCGCGCATCTTCGCCGAGTCGCTGCGCAGCGAAATTACTCCGATCCTCAATCTGTCATCACGAAAGATCGCGGCTCATCTCAATCAGCGCGGCATCAAGACCAGCGAAGGCAATGCGTGGCAAGGCACGACCGTGTTGCGGCTGATCGGCCGACTCAAAGAGGCCACATGAAACAAAAACCCATGAGCGGCGCACAAATGCAAGCCGCGCTGGACGTGACCGGCTTCAGCCAGGTTGGCTTTGCCAAAACCATCAAGGTCAGCGACCGCACCGTGCGCGGCTGGATTGCCGGTAGCTGGCCGGTGCCGCGCGTGGTCGCGATGCTACTCAACTTAATGATTAAGACGAAATCCACAGAGGCGGATTTGCAGCCTTGACGTAATTATTACGAATGGCTAGGACTTGCGTTGCGTCAATTCCGACGCTTTTCCAAATAGGGGAAACCAGATGCAGAAATTATTCTTCGCTCTTGCCGCGCTCGCATTGCTCGCCACTGCGATTCCCGCCAACGCCGGCAACTGCACCACGACGTGC